GGAACAGTAAAGAATATTGGATTAGATGTAGCCGTGGCTGGTGCTGATTTTAATTATCCAGCATTATTTAATGGTGGTAATGTTGGTATAGGACAAACAACACCTATCGCCCCTTTGCATATCACATACACTGGGGATGGAAGTGGTTTAATTATAGAATCAACAGATGGGGGTTCAACAAATGCTCCTGATTTAATTTTATTTAGAAATTCTGGAAGTCCAGCCGATGATGATGAATTAGGCGTAATTAATTTTAGGGGAGAGGATGATGGTGGTTATTATGTTGATTATGCTTATATTTCTGCAAGAACTACCGAAGTTTCCAATGGGTCGGAAGAAGGCGCACTTAAATTTGGAATATTTGATGCGGGAATTTCAAGCACTATGGCTAGACTTGCGAAACCTAATGTGGGAGAAGGACTTTCAGGCATTACTGTTCATGCGGGTTGGCATACAAGGGCAACAGTGGCTAGTGTTGCCGGTGCTACTTATTCTCCAGATATTGCTTGTTCAGGAATTGTAATTTTAATGACTAATGGTTCATCAATAGTTACTTTACCTGATGTTGCCGCCGCAGATGTTGGGGTGCAATTCACCTGCATTAATACTTCAGGTGGAACATTAACTGGTAAAATAATTTCAGCAGATACCAGCAATACTCGTTTTAATGGTGCAGGTTCTTATGCCGCACAAGATATTACTGACGACCAAGCATTAACTTTCTTATGCACTGGCGCAAATAATTGGCAAATCATTGGGTGATATTATATGGGCTTTCATTGGGAATTTGGGGTTGTTCAACAAGGTTCTTCTTCTTCTTCTTCTTCACCTTTAGCCGTATCAATTGCTTCTAATAATTCTCCAACTAATGTAATAATTATGACTGGTGGGCCAGGAACTAGTGCCACTTCTGCGGTAGGTGCTATTGATTATATTGTAACAGCCAGTAGTGGAACTGCACCCTATACTTATGCGTGGGTTCTTTCCGAACAGGTGGACCCTAACCCCCCACCGGGGGCCTTTGTAATAAATACTCAAGGAACTACTAATGCGGCGCAATATGATACTGGAAGAATTGATGGTTCATTCGCCAGCGGCTTTCCGCCCCCGCCCCCGCCCGCAAATGCAACGTATAGAGTGGTTTGCACTGTTTCGGATAGTGCTGGTGGAAGTGTAACTGCACAAGATGATTTTATAGTAATTATTATGTGAAATATCTTCCACCTTGGAACAATATAGAACTTGGAATAAGTAATGTGAAAAATCTAGTCAGTTTAAATCGAATCACTTATAAAGCAATATAAATTGGGGAATAATTATCTACCCCAATAGAAAATAAAATAAAAAAAAGGGAGCAGGGCCGAAGCCCCGCCCCCTCATTTCCACAAATAACCACATTTGGAACATTCCCAAATTTTGATTATGTTATTAGACCCGATGTAATGGCCTTTAATCCTCTTAGGAATAACATTCCTAGAGCATTCTTTACATTTACGCTTTAACGCCATCTTAACTCTTTTTAGGAACATCATCTTTTACTAAATTATTAATATATTCTTCAACTGAATCTTCATTTACAGATGCTCCGCCAAATGCGGCGAAAAACAATATACTAATAACAATAAAAAATACAAACCATAAAAATACTTCACCAGTAGTTAATACCATTACCAATTCACCTCTACTTCTATTTCTTTTTCTTCTGCCATATTAAACACTTTTATTATATTATTATCTTTACCATATTTCCATAATTCATATACTAATTGTGAATCTTTCAAACAATAATCCACAACTATATCATATTCTCCCTGCTTCCATAACCTCGGAGCATCCATACTGTTAAGAGTTTTTTGCTTGCCTAATGTGTGGTCCACTAGATTATTCAAGGCATACCTATCGCCGTAATTTTCAACAAAATATTTACTAGTATCAATATATTGCTTATTAGTGATGTATTTACGAATACAATAAATATCCATAGCATCTCGTAAAACTGGTAAATCAAACGCTACAATGTTATGTCCTAAGAGAATGCCCCCCTTTTGGAAATGGTCGTCTAAATCAAATTTTAATTCTCTTAATGGTTTAGTTTGAATGCCGGATTTAGCGAATGTATCGGAAACTGGTTCATCAACATAAACTGTTCCAGTATCTCCATTCCATGTAGTAACTGTTGAAACTAGAAACATATGGGTGTTGCCCCAACCCCCAATATCTGTTGAAAGGTTTTTTGTTTCCAAATCAATAGCCATAACATTATTCATTTTTGCCGCCGCTCCATAATTTTAACACTTCATCTTCTTTTTCTTGTTCCGGCGAAGGTTCATCAATAGACTCACACTTCTTTAGAAAGGCGCATAATTTATTACCTGCTACACTAACTATGGCGGCTACTTCCCAACCTTCATTGCCTTCTGTATTTAAAGCATCAATCATGGTTTTTGGGCCATCTTGCACATCGAATACTACATATTTATTTTCCCATATTGCTTTCATTATTATTCCTCATTTTCTTCTTTTAATCTTACATAGTTATATTTGCCATTTCTTAGTTCTTCAAAATATTCATTTGATATTGCGTTATATTTAGCGTAGGTAGTTACATTAGATACTTTTAATATACTTTCTGCCTCTTCTATGAATAATTTTTTCCAAACATATCCACCTTCTATTTTTTCATGAGGTTTAGCACTGTTTTTAGAGTTTGCTAACGCTAGTTTGAACTGGGCCATATTATTCTTCTGTTCTACTGCTGTTCTACTTTGCTTAAAAGATTTTTCTAACCATTCCACTAAAGCCTCATAACATTGTTTTACTACTTTTTCTCCTTGTTTAACATTTATTTCGGAAACAATGAACCTTTTATCGGGGTTAGGTTCTCTATTAGATTCAGTTATGCAATTTAACACCGCTAATTTAGCAATGTATTCTATTAGATTCATTTCAAATAACCTAATAATTTTTCTAAAATAAGGGTCAAGTTCTTTAATATAATCAAGTATTTTAGTGTGTGCTGAATCTAACGCTTCGTTAGAAGATTTGGTATAAGACACTGTTTGTAATCTATCTTTTCCAACCGATTCATATTTAGTTTTTGTTAAATTAAATATTTCTATTATTTCTTTTTTAAGGAATAATGGTGGGCCTTTTTGTTCCGAAATTATTCCAAATTTACTAATTACTTTTTTACGCATATCTGTAAGTATTTTATCAGGAACATCCCATATATAGGGGAGAAACCTTTGAATTACACCTTTTGTTGTTACAGTGTGTCTTAATTTTTCTGGAATAAAAGTAGCCGCTAGTATAGTAAATTTAGAATCTAGAGCAATAATAGGTTTTCCTGTAAGAATTTTTTCATAAACATTAGCACCAATATGAAAGTTATTCATAATATGTTGAAAAACAACAGTCATTCCTTCTTTATGTTGTCTCTCTTTAAATACACCGCTATTTTCAAATTCATCTGCAAACCAAAAACCTTCACCATGAATGGGTCCAAAATGTATTAACCACGGTTCTTTATTACGTTCTCTTTTTAAACGATTTTGTCTAAGTTCTTCATCTCTCATACTTTCTGCTTTAGTTCTTGTTTCCTCATTTCCCCTAGTTATATCCTGTGCGTATTTATTGCGAGTAGTATTATTATCATCTACAAATATTCTATTTAATTCATCTTCATCATCAGTATAATTTTGATTTTCCGTATGTGAGCCAATGAGGGATGCTGTGGTGTAATCTGTTAATTTACAAACTTTTCCAGCAACTAATTTTTTACCATCGTTATCCTCAATATCTCCTAAATCTTTATAAATTTCTTCCATTAATGGTAATAAAACATATTTAATCAAAGTGGTTTTTCCACTTCTTGCTGTTTGAATATTTAATAAATGAACCCTTGTATCAATAGTAGTTGGTCCAAATGGAATTTCTACCATATGTTTGACTAAATCTCCTAAAATAGAATAATAACCAATAGTTGCAGGAACATCATTATAACGAGAATAGGTGCAACATACCTTTTTAAATTTTAAAACGGTTTCTGGTAATTTTTTATCTCTTTGTTGTTTTTTAGAAATTTCATCTTCTAAATGAATCCTTGTATCAATATTTTCTGTTATTTCTTCTGCCTTTCTTAAGAAATCTTCAACTTCTTTATCAAATTCCCCAATTTCTTCATTATCATTTTCCAATACCTTACCAGTATTTAATTTATAAGGGTCTTGAGTTTCTTCATTATTCATTGCATCACCTTCTTTTCGGAATTAAAAATATCTAAAATTCTACCTGCGGTAGTATTACCAATCCCATCCGATTTACATAACTCATTAGAATTACTATCTCCTATTTCCATTAGACTTCCATGTTCTTTCAACAGGGATTTTGCTTTCTTTTCACTAATGCCCTTAATTCCACACAACATATCCACTCTTATATCATCAGTAGTTATTCGCTTAAATAGTTGAGGCTTAATAACAGGTCGGTCTATTGGTTGCATCTTTGCAACACTACAAATTATTGAAGAAGCATTAGATTCAGTTAAAACCCAAATGGGTTTTATATCTGTATCTAAGGCAATTCTCCCAATACCCCCATAGAATTTATTGGTAAGTAATTGTATCTTACGTTTAATAGGTAGTTTATTTTTAGGAGAGTATTTAATATATTTAAAGGCGTCATTTAAAGTTCCATAAATAATAACAATGTTGGTTTTAAAACATCTATCCATATTATCTAATTGAGTCCAAAGCCTTTTAGAAATGATAGAGGATAAAAAATCATGAGTTGATTTGGCTTCAAAACAAACATCACCTATTATATAATCCCCAACCTCAATCCATTCTTTAGAATATGAGATATTCATTTTCTTACATTTTTTTATCACTAAATCTGTAAGGGTAGATTTCTCTCGACTATCAATAATTAAAGACATGATTATCTCCCCCTAAGTTTTTGAATTATAGAATCCCATGTTATTAGTAATACCATAAACCATACCAATAATACTTCTTTTACTTTTCCCATTATTTCAATCTCCAACATTTGCCTATACAATACCCATCGGATATTAATTTATTACAATTGGGGAAACTATAATTCCCATCTATTATATATTTGGTGCGAAATTCAGTTACATCTTCTTTGAAATCCAACCATACATCATGAGTTTCATGTAGGTATTTTATTTCTGCAACGATTTGTTTCACGATTTGTTGTCTGGTTTCTACATCGGGGATTATTTTAATGGCAGTGAAAGGCACATTCAAATCACACCATAATAATAAATCTCTATACCAACTAACCAAATACATTCGGGCAATATCCGTGGGGTTTTCCACCATAACTGCACTGTGCATACAAGGGGGGATTGGTAATTTGCCCACTTTTATTACATCAACTTCTACATTTGATTCTTCAATTGGTAGAACTTCCGGCCATTTAACCAAAGTATTACCCCTTATAGTAACAGGTATATTGTTAGGTTTCTTAGCCAATTCCATTATTTGTTCAGCAGTAAGATTAGAAGACTCTTCAAAATCTAAGGGAATACAATAATAGCACCCATTTTCATAAGCCGCTTTCATATTCATTGTATTGCGAATACGTCTTAGTCTTCGACTAGAAATAGCGGAACTATCTAGAGTTCCATTTATTGTTAGTTCTTTAACTTCATTAAAAAAGGCAGTTAATCTACGAATATTTCTTGTTGGTTCTCCATAAACATATACATGAAATCCCCTACCAGAAAAAGACATATCAAATTTATAACCATGATATATTAAATAATGTATAACTGCATCTAAATCATCTAAACAATCTTTAATTTGTTGTGCCTTAATCATTTGCGCCCCAGTGTTTTTATCCACTTCTCCATGATGGGCGTCAAAATCTAAGAATATCCTATCAAGAATAACAGTTGAAGTTACGGCTTGTTTATCGGTGTATTGTTCATAATCATAAACAGAAGTGAAACAATTCATTTTACCATTATAGAGTCTAACAAAATCATTAAATTCTTCTTGGTTATGAACTAATTTTCTTTTACTGGCGAAAGTGGTAGTTTGTTTATTAGCACTCGGCCAAACTTCTCTAGGAAATTTCATTTCAATAACACCATACCTACTACAATAATAGTCATAATATTAACAATATTAACCATCATAATTATTCTATTACTGAACTTAAGAGTATCGTGTATCTTTTCCATAATTTCGGTCAATTTATTTTGACCCTCTAACAATTCATCAAAGACCATCAAAAATCCTCTCCACTTTAACATCTCCGGCTCTTGTTGAAACTTTACCATCTTTTTCTTCTAAAGAGGGTTCTTCCAATACATCTTTACCTTTAATTAAATCTTTCATTATATCTTTACCTACTGCCATTTCTAGTTTAGAACCTTGTAGAGAGTCTTTGGGTTTTTCTATTAAAGATGCAGGTTTTTCTGCTGGAATTGAAAGTGTGGGCTTTCCCGCAAAATTAACTGTTGCTGATTCAAACTTCTTTTTAAAGACCACCATTACTTCTTCTTCTAATTGTTGCATAACTAAAATGTTGAATAATGAACCAAACGAATGTTCCCAAGTTTCTAATTCAGGAATTTGTTTTTCCCATATCATTTCTAGTTGAGATTCTAAATCTAATTCATGGTAAAGTTCTTCTGCAACTTGTTTAGAAACATCAGGCAATTTCAACAATTCATGGAATTTCCAATCTTTACTATCTATTTTTTCTTGTATTTTATCTTTCATATATCTTTTTCCCCCCCCCATTTTTTCTTATCCATTATTTCACCATTCCCACATTCCGGCGTTTTGTGCAGTATCACAAATTCCAATGAAAGAACAATACTGGCATTTATTATAATAATATTCAGCAGGGAATAAATTTTGTTCATAAGAATATATTATTGTTGCAATCCTTTTAACTACATCATTTTCATTTCTAGTCTTTACCTTTTCTACATGGAAATAATTTGCGGCAGGGAAATACCAACCCCAATGAGTCACAGGGGAAAGTTCACAATCAGGGTCATTATCCATTAAAATTTTATAGAAAGCCATTTCCTTTCGCATCCCTGTTGCCTTGCGTGGTTTCCAAACACCTGTTTTAAATTCAACAGGTATGTAACCATCCCCTTCAAGGAAAATTCTATCAATAATACCCTGTAAATGCACAACATAATTTCTAGATAATTCAAATTTAGGGTTAGCATCTTTAGGGATAATCACTTGAGCATTACATTTTAATTCATTACCAACAGGGAGAAAATCTCCTATTGAATCTTTAGAAGCAAGAAATCTTTCGGCTTCAAATGTAGCCATTGTTTGATACATTTCTCCATAATCATCTATTGGAAATAACCCCATACAATATTCATATAATGGTTGTTGTGATAACCCTTCTGCTTTTTTAATATCAAAATTATTATAAAAATGTTCATAAGAATTGTGAATTACTGTTCCCTTTATCATGGCAGGATTAGGTTCTGTTTTTCTACGTTCAATATAACTAAATTCATATTGCTTTCTACAAAATTCAAACGTATTCAATGATGATTTCGTAATCTTTAATATGGGCATTGAAGGGTCACTAGCCCATTCATGATTCCATTGATATGTGTATTCGCTCATTTTAATCCCTCTTTCCAATTATTTATCATTTCATCTAACCCTACCATAAAATCAACTATATGATTTTGAATTTTTTCTATTTCTTTTAATTTCAAAGTCAAAGAATTAATTTTAGATTCTAAATTTTGTAAATGTCTTTTATCAGTTGGTGCTTTTTTCCAAAACATTAAAACCACTCCTTCAATAATTTTTGTTTATCGTCAATTTTACACTTAGATATATCCCAATTCATTGCATCAAAGACTGGCTTTACCTTTTTTATTACTTCGGATTCTGCTAAGAAAACCCAATCTGGATTAAAATTATCTAATTCGGGCAGAAGCCTTACACCAATATACGATGCTGGTTTTCTTTTCCCGTTCCAATCTGTATATGTTTCACCATTTAATTTACACTTTAAGTAATAAAATGAATCTGTTAATTTATTGTCGGGATTAATATGTTCATCATAATAAAATTGACCAGCACTACCCCCACCAAAAACAGGGTTTTTACCTTCTAAGGTTTTACATTTATTCAATCTAGCATTGCACCTTTCATTTTCACATGATGAATCTGGAATAAGATTGAGAAGCCTTTTCAAGTAATCCACTTTATATTTTTTCCGACACCTAGAACATTGTAATTCTAATCTATGGGCTTGTATTCTTTTTCTTTTAACTAAATCTTCTTTAGATATTTCTTTATCAAGAACAGCATTATACTTTGATTTAACATAAGAAACTATTTCTTCTTCTGTTTTTTGATTAATCCACATTTCTATTGTTTTCTTCTGAACTTCTTTACCAGTATTAGATTCTGCAATTCTTTTCAATGAAAAACCAGTGCAGACAAATTCTGGTTCACTAAGATAGATACCATCTTTCCAAATGATATATCCTGCATTTTTATTTTTAGTAGTGCCTACCCCTAATACTGAATAGTATTTTTCAAATTCTAATTCTATTGGGTGAATATCTAAACCCATAACATTTGGAAAAACATTTTCTTGAATGTGGTTGTTTAATATATCTTTAATTTCTTCGGCCTTTTCAACAGAAGGTATGGGAATATAAAGAGAATCGGTATGAGCATAAACTATTTTCATTAAATCACCTATTCAAATATTTACTCAAAGGGCTAAATGAAATACTATTAACTCTATTAATGGTTAAATCAATTGAAGATTCATCCAATTGATTTAGAAGTGAGGCGCAATCTCCTTCATGGATAGTATTAATCATTCTAATTCCCTCGCCTTGAATGCTACTTCTCTAATGGCTTCTCTAGCACTAGCAGTAATACTAGCCGCCAAATCAATATCATACCAACCAAATCCTCGTAAAGCGGTTGCGCCATAGATTGATGCTAATAATCTTTTTACAGCCATTTGCATTGAGTTCCATTTAACATATTCTTTTCTATTATCATTTTGTAATGCTTCTAACATTTTAGATTTATATTCTGCTCTTAATGGTTTTAGTGTAAGAATCATATTAGGTAGTAATCCTAATTTATCAGTCTTATAATATTTCCAATCATATTCGGTAACTTTAGAAAAATCTCTAGGCGTTTTAATGTTCACTTTCAGTTCAGTTTCACTTTCACTTTTAGTTTCAAATGAGATGTTCCGAGCCAAAATGCAACTAGGATAAAGAGATGCAAAATCTAACGCCGCTACACCAAGCCACAACCCATTAGTTTTTTCATCTAATGGATTGTAAATCATTGCGCCATCATATTTTATTTTATCTCCATATTCTCCAGTTGGTGCTTTCCACCATGCGTTTCTCATGAAATATACGCTACCCATATGTGATACAAAAAAACAATCTTCAAAAGGGGCTTTAACTAATTTTTGAATTGCTAAAATTCCTTCACTAAGCCCCATCTCTTCATCTATCTTATAGAGTAATTCAGCATCTTGAATACAATATTCTAAATAATTTGTAGTATCTTCAAGCCACGCCTTCATAAAAAATTCATTTCTATCTGTAAATTTAGATTCTTTCTTTTTACCTTCACCAACAGATACACTAGCGCAATATTCTAATGATTGACTAGGTAAAGTTCCCCGCTGAGAATCCATCCATTGACGTTCAAAAGCCAAATCAAGATTAAGACAAATTCTTCCCTTGATAGGTTGGTCGATAGACCCATAACTAATATCACCTAATATCTTATGACCTACATTTTTAACTTCATTATATGGAGATAACTTTCTAGGATTTAGACCATTAGCATGAAGCCTTTCTATTAGTTTTGGAATATCGGATTGAAGCCCCCACCAAGCAATTAACATATCGGGGTCTTGTTCTTGCATATCCTTTACAAATGCTTCAAGCATTTCTTTTTCGGAATCAAATGCACCTGTGGAATTTAGAGCAATTATTTCATCTTCAGGAAACCAAGTGTATAACTTACTTTCATTAGTATAATTATCATAAACAGCAATACAAGTAATAGCCTCTTCATGTTCATGTCCTTCGGGCAACCATTCCATATCCCAATACCATTTACGCAATTCATATTCGGGAACTTTCTTTAATTCATCTACACAATAACGACGCAGAATAGGCACATCTCCTTCCCATGTTGCGGCAAATTTCTTCTTTGCTGAATACATATCCTTTGGGTTGGAATAAAAAACCTTAGTTAGAGATTGCCCTTTTAGATTAATCCATTTCCCTTTTTGATATTTGAAAAATCCAGTTTGTTTAACTGGTTTATGTCCTATCATTTTATGACTAGTTGCATAGGTATCTATTTGTGAATCTATTGCTCTAATAAAAAAATAGGGCTGAAAATTATTTATTATTTTTTCTTTACGTTCCCTATGCTCATCTCTCCATCTAATCTTAACAGACTTATCAGCATCAGTCCAACAAATAATCATATTAATTCCCCACTCTTGGCGCACGAACAATTGCGCTATTTTCTGTAATCATTAAAAGGGGCTGGTCGTCGCCTATGAATATCCTAATTAATTCATTTTTATTAAAGAATTTATGCAAAGGACTACTGAATAATACTGTTGATGATTCACCACTTGTATTAAGATATTCTACTTCTTCACGATATGAAGAGATTTGTTTATCCGAAGATATTATGAATTTAGCATTTGTTATTTCATCTTCTTCAATATAATTCATTTGATAAATACCATGATTTACTATTTCACAACCATCAATTGCATTATACAATGCATCCTTTGTTAATTCAATTACACACCTTAGTTGGATTTCACCAAATGAATGAATATTTAGTTCTTCATCAAAGGAAAACGGCCAATAGTTTAAGAACCGTCTTAATCTCCCGTCATATGGATGACGAATTACTATTGGCATTGTCGCTCGTTTGCCTGAACTATCCATTACCACAGTATCTCCCACTGTAACTGTAATTTCGTCATCCATTTTAGTTAGATACTTTTTAATCGTATCTATTTCTAATATGAAATATCCCTCATCTTCTGTTTCCACTGGAATTGATTTGATAGCCACCGTAGATTCATCGGCATTAACTAACAATAACTCATTATTAGATAATTGAAAATAAACATAATTTCCTAAAGACTTTGAAGATAGTCCTGTTGTAGTATTCCATTTGCCGTATAATTGAACATTTTTCAAAGCATCAATAATATCCTTCTTGTTCACTTGTAATTTCATAACTATACCTCTTGCTTACGCTCATTAGGGGGAACAGGCTAGAGGAAAAGAATACCCCTTAGCCCAAAAGTGCCAACCACGCCTGTTTTTATTCGGACAAACCCCTGTTAATGAATGCTTAAATTTCCCTCTTTTGCATTTCGGGAATACCCGACCATTTGGATGTTTTACCATCGGATTCAAAAAGAGTCCATATTCGCCCAACCATGTTAGGGTTTGTTTTACTGCTTACTAATTTAGCAGTATATTTTACTTTATTCCCCATAGATTCATCCTTAATAGAAATCATTTGGTGCATTTTATCTGGAACATCTTTGTGCCAAGACGGAACAAAACCAGTAGGTGTAGGGTTCATGTGGTCGCTGAAAGTTGGCTTTAGATGTGTAATAAAAACCTTATCGCATTGCAAGTTCAACATAGAAATAAAGACTTCATTATGGTCTATATTTCTAGCCCCATACGCAGTAGGAGAAATAGGATTGCACATTTTCTTTCTATCTCCTTTGTTTATTTCATAGCGAAGTTTATTTGTAGCACAATCATTCCATTTATCCATACCATCAGCAATAAAGGCTCTAACATTGACCTCTTCTTCTGCAATAATATCTTCTGTTTCTCTAATAAAATTGGTTGCGTTCTGCATTGTAAGAGCATAATTTTCAGTTCCATCTTTATTATAATGATTAGGACAATAAACATAGATGTTAGGGTCATTATCCCAACAGGTTCTCCATGTGACTTCCGCCCCATCATCAAAATCCAAAAATCTAAGAATATACCCTTCTTTAATTTCTTTTTTTGTTCGTATGTCTAAACCTAATCCCGATTTACCTTGTTTGGCTTTAGCCACTATTGAGATTACTTGAAAAGAAAATGTCCTTTCAAGTTGCTCTTTTCGGTTTTCTGCTGTTATTTTTTTCCACTGTTGATATTGAAGTTCTTTTTGAACTTCTACAACCACAGGTTGTTTGTTTTTCATTGATGTTAAACTCATATTTATTTCTCCTTATTTCTCCTTATTTAAAACCACTCAAAATCATCTTCACTTGTTTGAGTATCATCTCCAACACTTCCATGTCTATCGACTACATATAATCCTAGAACATTAACACTCACATTAGTTAGTTCCCCATCCACTTCTCTTTGTGAAGTTCTTCCGCTAATGATAACATTACTGCCTATGCCAAAATCAATCTCTAAATGTTCTGGAATCCAGCAAGCAACGGATGAATAACCTTCACCTTCATAATCAAAATCAGCATTCAAATCACTAAGGAATAGTGTTTGATTTCCATTAGCGGTTCGTTGTAGATTCATATTGGCAACATTACCATCTGTAATTACTATTCTTTCATGTGAAGGTTTATGTGAATTATCGGAATGAAATACATCAAGTGCAACCAAAGACGATACTCTATCTGCAAGAACTTCTTGAATTATTTTAATTACATCATCTGTTGATTCTACATAAGTTAATGAATTAATTGTTGTTCCATCTTTTCTTCCATGAAGAAGGTTTGGATTACTAGAATTAGGGATGCAACTAAATTCACACCATTGAAATGTATTAGGTGAAAATTCTTTTGCTAAATTATCCTTAACCGTCATTGTGTATTCTTGATATTCATTTGAATCTCCAACCTTTCCAATAAAGAAAAGTCTTCTCGACCATGCTTCAACAGATGTTGGTTTCCCATAAGCCTTATTGGGTTGCCCATTAGCGAAGGCTTTTCTATTATCAATTGGAATTATCCATTTATCTTCATCGACTTCTATTTTGTTATCGTGTAATTTTTCCATTATTTTAGATTCTATTTCTCCATCGACACTTCTAGTTATTTCATAACGACCATCTTCTAATTTCACAGCAATTACTATTTTACCATCATTCAATGTAGCCATTTCATCTCTTTGATATTCAGCAAGAACATTTGTTCGGCGGGATTCTTCCCAATTCCGAGCCTGTTCAATACCCCAAAAGAACCCACTAGCCTTCTTTGTATAAGTAGGACCAGTATATTCAGTTGAAGAACCGCCACCATCTCCATCTTCTGCTTGTTTCATTCTTGACCTTGTTTGGCCGAACTTTGAACGAAATATGCTCCTAGCCACCAATAAGTCTTCTTCTTTTTCTGTATTCAATCCATTATCGGAAACAACACTATCAAAAACGGCCTTAGCCTCTTCGACAGTAATTCCAATAATTTCTGCATATTTTTCAATTTCTTTTTCTATTTGTTCTTCTATTTGCATAATTTTCATCTCCCTTTTTTATCCTTTGGACTATAATATAAGTTGTAGTCATGAACTACTGTGCATATACCATACATCAGTAGTCCAGTTTTCTTCTCTCCCTATTTTTTGAAGTGTATCTTGTATTTCTTTAATCGCTAAAGCATTGGTTCTAGAATCTATTGTATCTTCTAAAGCCTGTTCAATATTATTATTCATTATTTTAAAATCTCTTTTACTAACACTGTTGAGAAATGAAGGTCGGGAAAGTCCACCACAAGCAGATTTAGACGACTTTATAAGTTATTATAACGGTGATGTTCGTAGAACGAT